GTGGTGGATAGCCGGAACACGTGTAGCAAGTTGAATCATCGAGAGAACACTATGGACATGCAGAACACCTCCGCGCTGCCCGATTTCAACGGGTCGGAACGCACCCTAAAAGAATCGATCCAGGCCCTGGCGGCGATGATCGGGACGCTACAGCGCCGCGAGCACGCATTGGACGATCTGGTCCGGGAGCAGCTGCAGCTTCTGCAGAGCGCCGTCAACAGTGCCGATCAGCGCGTCAACCGCGTCGTGGAAAGCGCACTTCCCCGGCTGACGCAATTGAGCAATCAGGCGCTGACGCAAACGTTGGAGCCGGCGGCCGAGCGATTCAACAAGAAGATGACAACTGCGGAGCAGACGGTCCAGCAGGCGACCCAGCGTTACGCGCACGCACAGCACTCACTGGAAACAACGACAACGCGGCGCATGTGGATCGCATCGATTGCCCTGCTGGTGGCGGGTGTCATCAGCCTGGTCGTGGCCGGCTATGCGCTCTACAGCACAAAAGCGGCTGTCGCGGAAGCCGCCCAGCTCAGGGCGGAAATCACCTTTTTACGTCGTGTTGCTCGTGCCAATCTCGTTACCTGTGGCAAGGACAGGCTCTGCGCCGAGATTGACAAGAAAGGGCCACGCTATGGCGATGGTGGCCAGTATCGCGTGATTGCCTTGCGCCCATCCCCCGCGCAATGAAAACCGAGCCGCTAGGGGCGGCCCGGTCGTCTGATTACAGCGCTGTCAGCCGGTCGCGGGTAACGGTGGCGTACTGATCCGTCATCTCAATCCCGACCGCCTCGAATCCTTCCAGCTGCGCGGCCACCAATGTGGTTCCGCTGCCAGCAAACGGATCGAGCACGCGCCCACCTGCCTCGCAGATCCGCACCAGCTGCCGCATCAATTCGGTGGGCTTGCCGGTCAGGTGGTGCTTGTCAGCCTTGCGTACGGACTCGCGGATAACACCTGGCAGCACCGGCGCGCGGCGATCCAGCGGCATGTTGCCCTTGCTGCCCCACACGATGTACTCGGCCTGGTTGCGGAATCGGCCCAACTGCGGCCGCACGCCTTCGGTCTTGTCCCAGACGGTGATGCCCCGCCAGGTGAAGCCGGCGATCTGCAGCGCGTCGGTGGTCAGCGGTAGCTGACGCCAGTCGGTGAACAGCAGGACCGGCGCGCCGTCCTTGAGCACGCGCGCGCACTCGGACAGCCACAAGTGCATCCATTTCAGGTGCGAGCGTTGGTCGCGCTCGTCGCCAACGAAGTCGGCATGCCCACCATCCCGGCAATACTTTGTCGACGGCGGCCGTGCCCGCGCAGCGGCGGTCAGGCCGCCACTTGCGTACGGCGGATCAGTGATCAGCGCGTCGAACGAATTCGCTTCGAGCGTGGGCAGGATGGTCAGGGCGTCGCCCTGCAGGAGCTGATTTTTCATGGTGAGAGCCTTCTTGGATTCGCTCGCGGCGATCGGAGGTGAGGCTCTCGGCCTTCAGGTGATTGAGCGTGCCGCAGCGCGGGCACTTGATCTGGATTTCGTCGAAGGCGCCGGCCTTGCACAGCAGGCGGGCGCACTCGCCACAACGGAGGTTCTTGAGCATTGCGTGGTCTTGCGGTGGGAAAGGATTACGCGGCCGCTGGCGGCGCGTAGGGGGTGAAGGCGATGACCTCATCGCCCACCCAGTCGTTGATTTTCAACATGCGCGCCTGCAGCGGTTCCAGCTCGTTGGCGGCCCAGACGGTGGCGGCCTCGCGGATAGAGCCGAAACCGCCCGCGTTTTGCGGCACGATGCCCATGAGTTGCGGCGGGATCCGCAGCGCGGCCAGCATGTCGTCGCGGGTGATGCCCTTGATGCCACTGAACTCGTCCTTGGCCGCCACCTCGCTGACCGGGATCAGCTTCAGGCCATCCTTGTTGCCGCCTGGCGAGTACAGGAACAGGTTGCGGAAATTGCCCGGCCCCTTCGCGCCCTTCATTGCGTTGCGCAGCGCGTCGACGTCCTCCTGGCTCTGCTGCGGGTCCGTCAGGTAAAGGATGAAACCGGCGTGCGAGCCGTTGTTGTAGTACTTGCGGCGGAACAGTGTCGCCGACTCGTTGAGCAGCGCGGACTGCATGGCCGGCATCCACTCCGGCAGGCCGTAGAGTTCCTGATCGACATCGGCTTCGCGCAGCTGGAACACGCTGCTCGGCTCGAACACATGCTCGTCGTGCCAGGTGCACACCTGGAAGTACTCGCCCTCGGTGATGCCGCGCCGCATGTACTTGGACAACGGCGCAGCCAGCGACAGCGCGCCGCCGATGCGGTTGCGGCGGCGCTCGAGGTAGCCATTGCCCAGCGTGATCCAGTCCAGCGACAGCTGCTCGAAGGCCTCGCGGCTCAGTAGCCGGTGCGGCTTGAACGTGCGCGCTAGCATGTTGCGCTTGAAGATCAGCCCGGACTGCAGAAACGGATTGCTGCGCGTGGTCTTGGACAGGCCGTCCAGCGCCACCGGCGGCTCGTACCAGCGCCCGTTCTGCCAGCACTCCAGATAGTCCAGCACACCGCGCCCATCGAGCACCGGTGTGGGGTCGCCAAAGGTAAACGCCTCGGCGCGTGTAGGCACGGCGGGCGCTGCAGGCGCGGCGGCGGGCAGCTGGTCGGTCAACATCAAGAGATCTCCATGAAGCCGGAGTTGCGCGCGGTGCGCCCTTCCAGCGGTTCGTTCTGCAGCGCGTGGAACAGTGCCCACGCCAGGTCCGCGTGGCCGGTCTCTTCCGAGCGGCCGGCGGTGAAGGTGGATTGCCGGCCGCTGGCCGTCATGGTCTTGCGGATGGCCATCAACGATTGCGCCACGTCGGTCCAGCCAGCGTCGAACTCCAGCCTCTCGTTGTGGATGACGTCGAACGCCTTGAGCACCAGGCGGGTCTTGACCTCGGGCGAGTAGCTGAAGGTGACCAGATTCGGGAAGAACTGCTTCACCAGCTGCGCCACGCCGCTGCCCATGCCGGTGGTGTCAATGCCGATGTAGGTCACCCAGTAGCGGCGCGTGATGCGCTCGATCTCGGCGGCCTGCTTGGCAAAGTCCATGCCCCGGAACTGGATGCGCTCCAGCAGCCGGAACTTGCCGCCGGGCTGCTGCGGTGGTGCGAGCACCACCAGGCCGGCGGTATCGCCGGTCTCGGCCGGGTCGTAGCCGATCCACACCGCGCGATCGCCGTAGGGGCGCGCGGCAAACGGTTTGTAGTCCTGGCCCCACTCGACCCAGCTGTCGACCATGCACGGCTGCAGCATTGCCAGCGGGAAGATGCTGGCGCCGTCGTCAACGAAGTCGCACATCAGCAGGTTGGCGAACGCGTCCGGGCTGTATTCCTCGCGCAGTTCGTCGATGTCAAACAGGTCACAGCCACGGCGCTGGGCGTCGAGGATGTTGACGATCTGCCGCCAAGCGCGGTCCTGGCAGCGGCGCCCGCCGGCCAGCGCGTCATGCGACACATCGATCTGGATGCGCTGCGCCGCCGGCTTGCCCTTGTTGCGGCGCTCGCCGGTCCAGAACGTGTAGGCCTCGTGGGCCATGCTCGACGGCGTGCTGAAGTAGGTCTTGCGCCACTTTTTGTGCATCGCCATGCCGCTGGCGACCTTGTTCAACTCGTTGAACCCGTAGGTCCAGAAGAACTCGTCGAAGTAGAAATTGCCGTGGTAACCCTGCGCGGTGCGCGCATTGGTGCCCAGGAAGAACAGCTCGGCGCCATTGGGGAACACGATGCTGTCGCCGCCGGAGAGCGTCTCGTCGATCGTCTCGCGCACGAACTGCTGCATGTAGCCGCGGAACAGGTGCGCCTGCGCCTTGGACGCACTGAGGAAGATCTGATTACGCCCGGTGGTGAGCGCATCGATCAGCGCCTCGCGGGCGAAGTAGAACGTGGCGCCGATCTGGCGTGACTTGAGGATGATGCGGGTACGCTCGTTGCCGGCCCGGTACCAGTCACGCTGGTAATCGAAGCAGCCGTCGACGAACGCCGTGGTCAGCTGCTCGATCTGTTCCTCGGTGAAGTCGTTGCGCTTGGGCTTCTTCTTGGGCGCAGCATTGCGATTGGCGACAGCTGGATTCAGGTCGGCTTCGTTGCCGCCACCCTGGTAGCGCTGGATGCGCGCCTGGCGCTCCAGCTGCCGGTGCAGCAGATCAATTTCTTTGAAGTCGCCGCCGGACTTTTCCGGCTTCATGATCAGCACGACCAGGCGTGCTTCCAGTGCTCCGCCGATGCGCTCAACGTTGTCTGCGCGATCCCACTCGTCACGCGACTTCCAGCTGTGTACAGTCTTCTCGTTCTCGCCGATGGCCTGCGCAATTTCGGTCACGCGCCATCCCATCCAGTACAGGAACTTGGCCTGTCTGCGGGTGTCCATCGGGAGCTGGGTGGCAACGCTTTGCATGCCGATCAGGGTGCAGCACACCTCTTAATCCCGACAGTTGAGCAACGCGTAATCACCTTGTTTACACGGTGTTTTCGTTGCTGCGCTATGCGTCGCATTTGACCATGGGTCATCGCAAACGCATCCAGCGCAGAGGACACCCATGTCGGGTAAGACCAAGAAGTTTCGTTCCAACTGGTTCCGCGTGGCCGTCGAAGGCGCCACCACCGATGGCCGCACGATCCAACGCAGCTGGATCGACGACATGGCCGCCACCTACAACCGCGAGACCTACAACGCCCGCATCTGGATCGAGCACATGCGCAGCCTGTTGCCGGATTCACCGTTCCGTGCGTATGGCGATGTCACCGCCGTCAAAGCCGAAGAGGTCGAAATTGATGGCAGCAAGCGCCTGGCGCTGTTCGCCCAGATCGAACCGACCGCCGACCTGATCACCATCAACAAGTCCAAGCAGAAGCTCTACACCAGCATCGAGGTGCAGGAGAAGTTCGCCAACACCGGTAAGGCCTATCTGGTTGGCCTGGCTGTGACCGATTCACCGGCGAGCCTGGGCACCTCGATGCTGACCTTCGCCAGCCAGCACCCGGACGCCAATCCGCTCACCGATCGCAAGCAGTCACCGGGCAATCTGTTCACCGTTGCCGAAGAGACCGCGCTGGAATTCAGTGAGGTCAGCGAAGGCCCGGTCGCCAATCTGCTCAGCCGGATCCGCACCGCGCTCAAGAGCGAGGACGCCACCAGCATCACCGCCGAACAGTTCGCTGACCTCGGCCAGGGCGTCGAAGAGATCGCCGAGCACGTGCGCGGCCAGGACGAACGCTTCAACCGCCTGCAGGCCGAGCACGCCGAGCAGAAGACCAAGCACGAGCAGCTGGCAAACGACCTAGCGCAGCTGCGCGAGTCGCTGTCGCAGCAGCCCGATCCCGCGCAGCCCGCACGCCCGGTGGTCACCGGTACCGGCGCAGCCGTGTTGACCGACTGCTGATCCCACCACACATACACGCCGCCAGCGCCACACCCTTCGGAGCCACTATGCAAAATGCCACCCGCCTGCAGTTCAACCAGTTCGCCGAGCAGATCGCCAAGCTCAACGGCATCACCTCCGCATTCCATTCCTTCGCCGTCGATCCGACCGTGCAGCAGAAGCTGGAAACGCGCATGCAGGAATCGAGCGAATTCCTGTCCAAGGTCAACATCATCCCGGTGGACGAGTTGTCCGGCCAGAAGGTGGGCATCGGCGTCACTGGCAGCATCGCCAGCCGCACCGATACCGGCGCCGGCAAAACCCGCACGCCGCGCAACGTGGCCGCACTCGACAAGAACGAGTACCTCGCCAAGAAGACCGACTTCGACACCGCCATTCCGTATGCGTTGCTCGATACCTGGGCCAAGTTCCCCGACTTCCAGGCGCGCCTGCGCGATGCCATCGTCAAGCGTCAGGCGCTGGACCGTCTGCAGATCGGCTTCAACGGCACGCACGCCGCTGCCGACACCGATCGCGCTGCGTTCCCGCTGCTGGAAGACGTCAACATCGGCTGGCTGCAGCAATACCGCACCAACGCCGCCCAACGCGTGCTCGCGAGCGGCAAGACGGCCGGCAAGGTCGTGATCGGCGGTGCCGGTGCCGACTACGGCAACCTCGACGCGCTGGTGTATGACGTGGTGAGCAACCTGCTGGACCCGTGGCACCGTAAGGATCCGAGCCTGGTGGTGGTGCTGGGCCGCGACCTGATGCACGACAAGTATTTCCCGATGGTCAACAAGGACCAGCCGGCTAGCGAGAAGATCGCCACCGACCTGATCTTGAGCCAGCGCCGCGTCGGCGGCCTGCAGGTGGCCGAGGTGCCATATCTGCCGGACGGCGCGTTGATGGTCACTTCGCTGGCGAACCTGTCGATCTACTACCAGACCGGCGGTCGTCGCCGTTACATCCAGGAAGTGCCCGCCCGCGATCGCATCGAGAACTACGAGTCCTCCAACGATGCCTACGTGGTCGAGGACTACGGCCTGGGCTGCGTGGTCGAGCACATCGAGATCGAGGCCTAAGCCATGGCCGACAGTCCCGCCAAGCGTCACCACAGCCGCGTGCTCGCCGAGCTGGAAGCCGCCCAGCGCGCACCGCACCAGCTGATGGCCGGTGCAACGGCCTACGAGCAGCACATGGCGCAGCTGCAGAGCGATCGCCTGCGGTTGAAGCAGATCCAGTCCACCCAGGGTAAGGCCGCGCTCAAGGTGCAGCTGCTGCCGACCTACGTGCCGTACCTGGCTGGCGTGTTGGCCGGCGGCCAGGGCGCGCAGGATGAGATCGTCATGACGTGCATGGTCTGGCGCATTGATGCCGGCGACTATGCCGGCGCGCTGGAGCTGGGCGCCTATGTGCTCAAGCACGGCCTGCAGATGCCTGACCGCTTCTCGCGCACGGTGGGCTGCGTGCTGGCCGAGGAAGTGGCCGAGGCGGCGTTGTCGGCGCAGAAGACCGGCCAGAGCTTCGATGCGGCTGTGTTGGCCGACACCGCCGCGCTGACGGCCGAGCAGGACATGCCCGACGAGGTGCGCGCCAAGCTGCATCTGGCACTGGCCCGCGCATCGCTGGCGGGCATCACCGATGAGACGCCCGCCGACCAGGCGCAGCCGATCGCCGCTGCCGCTGTGGCCGACCTGCAGCGCGCCATCGCACTGCACGGCAGCTGCGGCGGCAAGAAAGATCTGGAGCGCGCCGAGCGTCTCTTGAAGAAGTTCAGCGCTGAGCCTGCGGGCACCAGCGCCTAACCGAGCGTCCCCGCAACCCTCGCCGGCTCGGGTCTGATCCACAGCACTCCATCGCTGCGGTGACGCCCCGACCACCGGCGATCTCTTCCGAGCCATCCATGAGCGGATTCACTGCCATCGGCACCACCAGCGCCGCGCCTGATGTGATCGCCAACGCGCGGTTCTGGCCGGCGATCGCACCGGACGCTGTGCGCGCGAGCATGCGCCTGGATGGCACCGTCACCGATGCGCGTCTGCGCCACGCCATTGTTGCCGCCATGCTGGCGGTCAACGATGAGCTGGATGCGTGGGCGCAGACGCAACAGGCCGCCGGCCGGGCCGCTTTGGTCGATGTGCCCAGCACCACCGTGGACGGTGTCTCGCGCCGCGTGCAGCTCTACCTGCGCGCGATCGCCTGCGCCACCGCTGTCGAGGTGGCAGAGCGCTACCGCAGCTTCGACGCCACCGACAGCGCCAACCAGCGCGCTGACGACCTGTCGCCGAGCATCACCGAGCTACGCCGCGACCAACGCTGGGCCGTGCGCGATCTGCAGAACCTGCCGCGCAGCACGGTGGAGCTCATCTGATGCGCGTGCACGCCATGCAAGGCGACACCGTCGACCTGCTGTGCTGGCGCCACCTGGGCAGCACGACCGGCTTGGTCGAGCGCACCTATCTCCTCAATCCCGGCCTGGCCGAACTGGGCGCCGTGCTACCGCATGGCACGCCGGTGGAGTTGCCCGAGGTAACGACCACCACAGCGGCGATGACGCCGCTTGTGCAGCTATGGGACTGATCTGATGACCGAACCCACCTCCGTATCGAGCGGCTTTTTGATCGCCACCGGTGTGGGCCTTGCCTCCGTGCTGCCTGGCATCGACGGCGATGCGCTGATCGGCGCCTTTGCCGGCGGCGCGCTGTTCGTGGTGTCCGCCGCCAAGCAACCGCTGCTGGCGCGGCTGATCTATTTCCCGGTGAGCGTGATCGCCGGCTACCAGCTGGCGCCGGAGATCCTGCGCTGGTTGCCGATCAAATCCAGCGGCGTGGCCGCCTTCGCCAGCGCGGCGTGCGCGATCACCGTCACGCTGGGCCTGATCGAAAAGAGCAAGTCGTTTGACTTTTCCTTCCTACGTCGTGGAGGTCCGCCCAGTGCATAGCCTGGTCACCGTCCTGACGTTGATGGCCTCGCTCGCCATCTGCGTCCGCCTGCTTACCTACCACCGCCCGGTCGATGCGCGCCATCGACGCGGCGCGGGCTGGTGCGCGTGGTTGCTGATCGCCAGCACCGGCGGCCAGGCGCTGCACATCCTGCTGGCCGGCGCCGGCTCGCAAGTCAGTCTCTGGCACCTGGGCACGTTGATCGTGCTGGCGGTGCTCACCTACCGCGCCCAGGGCAACGTGGCGCGCATCCTGAAGGTCGATTAATGTTCACCGATACCCAGCTCGCCTTGATCATGCAGTGCTCGGAGCAACGCGCTCAGCGCTGGCATGGCCCACTGCTCGCCGCGGCCAACCGCTTTGGCATCACCACCAAGCGCCGCGCCGCGCACTGGCTCGGCCAGGTCGGCCACGAGAGTCTGAGCCTGTCGCGAATGGAAGAAGGGCTGACCTACACCACCAGCGCCCGGCTGCTGGAAGTGTTCGGCGCACGCATCACCCCGGCGCAGGCGCCGCAATTCCTGCGCAATCCGGTCGGGCTGGCCAACTTCGTCTACGCCGACCGCCTGGGCAACGGCAACGCCGCCAGTGGCGACGGGCACCGCTACCGGGGCCGTGGCCCAATGCAACACACCTTCCGGGGCAACTACCGCCGCATCGGTGTACTGATTGGATTGCCGGTGGAAGCGCAGCCGGATCTGCTGCTGCAGATTGAGCCGAGCGCGCTGGGTGCGGCGGCGTACTGGCACGACAACGGCCTCAACGGGCTGGCCGATACGGGCGACGTGCTGGGCCTTGGCCGCAAGATCAACCTGGGCAACGTGCGCGCCAAGCGCTTGCCCGAAGGCCACAGCGATCGCGTCACGCGCACGCAGCGCGCCCTGCAGATCCTGGGCGTGCCCTGATGGTTACGCGCCTGATCATCTTGCTGGCGCTGATTGCAGTGCTCGTCGGCGGCTGCGTGTGGCAGGAGCAACGCGTCAGCACTGCGCGCACAGAGCGCAAGCAAGCGCTAGACGCAAAGGCTGCCGCCATCGCCGAGCGCGACAGTGCAAGGGCTTCCACAAAAACCGTTGTCGAGTACGTCGACCGCGTGCAGATCGTGCGCGAAGCCGGCGCCACCATCACCCGCGAGATCCCGATCTATGTCACCCAGAAAGCCGATGCTGCTTGCGCTATCCCTGCTGGCTTTGTGCGGCTGCACGACGCCGCCGCCACGGGCAACCCTGCCGGGCCGCCCACCGGAGATCCTGATGCGCCGGCCGCCGGCATTACGCTCTCTGGCATCGCCGGCACCGTCCCCGACAACTACACCAGCTGCCACGCCACCGCCGCGCAGCTGAGCGCGCTGCAGGATTGGATCGATCTGCATCTGCCGGCAACGCCATGATTAGGCCGCCAGCGTGCGTGTATTTAGGCAAAAAAAAATGTGCCGCTGGCCGATGACCAGCGGCAACCCACCAAATTCAATTAATAAATTTCAGAAAACTTACGTTACGGAGGAGCTAAAGCGTAGCCGGGCTGCTCACTGAAAAATTGACTGATTGGCGTATAGCCCATATAAAAAGGAAGGTTGGGCTCTAATGGAGCTTGGCGATAAGATACAATTCCATAGATATTTCCAGATGGATACTCAACGACAGGCCCCCCAGAGTCACCAGGCTGCAACCCAAGATGTGGGTTCGTAGCACCTACCGTCAGTCCTGCAGTGTGTTGCCACCCCTGTGGAGGAGGCTCTCTCGTCCACTCACAATTTACACCGGTAATAGCGCCACTAGTGCAGAACGTTCGATTTTGAGCGGCCACGCCTGTAGCTGCAACTGCAATTGCAGTGGCACTGCGCGTACGCAGCGAAGACAAGAAAACCTTTCCGACAGCCCGAGGAGAATATCGCACATTGATCACGCAATGCGGACCTGCTGATGTACTGAAGCAACTCTGATATCTGGTTACAGAAGGCTCAACCCGAATTAGAGCTAGATCACTGACACTTGATTTCCAAGCGACTTTACCAATCGTCTGCCCACCAACGCCGGCTACTCCTCCCACTGTCACCTCTTCGTTGGGGGAAACGCAATGCTCTGCTGTGACAATGTAGCGAACAGCGCGCTGATATTCTGTAAGGTTGTTGAATGCACCAGTCTTTTTAACTATGAGCCCAGCCGTGCATCTTTGTCCACCAGCAAAGTAAATCTCAGTGCCTGCGACGACTGGCAATTCTTTTCGCATCAATTCAACCGCGCCGACCTGACCTGTGGCAAATACCGCCACACCCAAGGGCGCCAACCTCAGCAACCTAGAAAAATTCTTCTTCATATGTTTATAAATTATAATTGAAATTTTTGCTTTCACGAGAGCATCATTACTCCCCAGCGCATTTAATCGCATTAATCTTCCAGCTCATGAATCAGCTTCGTTTCAAGCGAAAGACCGTCGTGTCAATCGATAAAACTCCGCTTTCCCGAGCGAGCTTGTACGCCCCCACCGCGCAGCTGAGCGCGCTGCAGGACTGGATCGACCTGCACGCACCGGAGCCGGTGCCGTGATCAAGCCCGCCAGCCTGCGCGCGCATCTGGTTGCGGCATTGCCGGATCTGGCGCGCGATGCCGACCGGCTACTGGTGTTTATCGATGCCGGCAGCCTGGTCAGCACGTTCCAGCCGGGACTGTCGTTCGAGTATCAATACACGCTCAACCTGATCGTGACCGACTACGCCGGCCACCCGGACAGCGTGATGCTGCCGCTGCTGGAATGGGTGCAGGTCAATCAGTCCGAACTGCTGTCGAATCATGCGCGTCGTGGCGACATCGCCTTTGAAGCCGACATCCTTGCCAACGATGCCGTGGATCTGTCGATCAAGTTGCCGCTGACAGAACGCGTCGTGGTGACTGCGAAAGATGGCGGCGGCTACGACATCACCCATGCTCCCGAGCCTGCGATCGATCCCACATGGATGAGCTGACCGCGCTGGAGACCTGGGCCGCACCGCTGCTGGCACGCCTGCAGGAGAGCGAGCGGCGCAAGCTAGCGCGCAAGATCGGCACCGCACTACGGCGATCACAGAGCCAGCGCATCGGCCGACAGCAGGCTCCTGACGGCACGCCCTACGCACCGCGCAAAGTGCCGGTGCGGGACAAGGCCGGCAGAGTCAAACGCAAGAAGATGTTCGCCAAGCTGCGGCAAACCAAATTCCTTAAGGTCAGTGCCAGTCCCAACGAGGTGAGCGTGGGATTCATGGGCCGCGTGTCACGCATTGCGCGAGTGCATCAAGATGGCCTAAGCGAACAGGTGCGGCGAGGCGGTCCCGTGGCACGTTACGAAAGACGCATCTTGCTCGGTCTATCAGTTGAAGATCGAAAAGCCATACACGATCAACTTCTCAACCACCTAGATGCGTGAACCAATGGTGTCAGCAGCATGACACTCAAGATGGGCGGCAGGGTGGTGACGGCGCGCATGCACTGAGAGTCAACATTTTGACGCCACGGCAAAATGCAGATAGGTTGACGGTGGGGAGGCAACGGACTGCTGTACATACCCGGGGCTTTCCCATTCCCCCGAAATCATGGAGTGATGCATGAAACGATTCATTTATGGCAAGTCAGTAAGGATGCTCCCCGAGCTTCGCCACGCGTGTGCTGCTATCGCATTCTCAGCAGCCCTAGCTCTCGGCGCGCCGGCGCTGGCAAACCCTGCTCCCCCCAGCATGGCAAGCCTAACGACTCAACAGAAGGCAGACCTGAGCAAGATGCTGACGGCTGAACTTCAGCAAGTCGTCAACAAGCAAAAGCGACTTCCAGGACAGAAAGTACAGCCGATCGCTGTGCGGTTTGATAGCCAGACATCAACTGTGATGATTGAAATGGGCCGCGACTTCATTCCGAAAGGCGACAAATACATATCGGGAGACGTGGAAGAACAACTCCACCAACTCGAAGTAGTGGCTTTCCAAATCTTGAGCGACTCCTTTGTGGTCAAAGCAACTACCTTTACATTCGGCGGCGTCTCAGGGGACAAATTGTTCGCACCCACCGAATGGAAGCCCAAGCACCTAAGAAATAAAACAACTGCCAACCCTTCTGCTAAGGATGGTCTGATCAACGCGGCAGGAAAATGATGTAAGCCACATCGGCTGCGCTCAAGGCACTCAGATCCTCGATTTTTTGCCGTTTTTGGCGCGTCTGCGGGGTATTGCCCAGATTACACGCGCACCTACCCCGCGGCAGGCATTAACTCTTCCTGATTAGCCCTGA